ATCAGTTACCTCGTATGTTTGAGAAGATGAGAGATTCAGTTCTTGAACAAGCAGAGAAGATGCAACGTCACAGACGTGTCTTGGTTCGACAAGATATTGGCATTGAGATTACTGGCAACAAGCTAGAAGATCATGATATCAAGCTTGACCAAATGCGTAAGCAATATGCATCTCTCAATCATGCTTTCAAAACTCTTGTCAATAACTTCAGACCTATCATTCAAGGTCAGACTGGCATCAGCTTTGGTAAGTATACTCAACTACATGAGTTTGCAAAAGTCAAACGTATGCAAAAACGTAATGAGAAAATGACTCTTGATACTCTTGTAAACAACAGAGATGTTTATGATGAACTACAATCTCACAGATCTAATGTTTATCCAATCAAACATGCTCATGAAGAACTTATGCTTGACATAAGTAATCAAGACGGCATCATCGAAATGCCTGAAGATCTTGAGCAATAATTAATCCCCTTTGGTGCAAGGTCAATCCTGTAATTGGTTTATAACCTCCCTTGCATCAACTAACCTAATGGAGCATATAATGAAAATACTTTTATCTAATTTCTTAATCTTGGCTTTCTTTCCATTTGCCTTTTGTGCATTAATGGTTGTAGCTCTTTTATCTGGTGTTGGTGGTGTATTCCACATAATCAGATACGATCTTATTCCACTATATCGAAAACTATATAAAAAACCTACACGATTTATAGAGGGATCGACCCTCTAAAATCGTCAAAGACTTTCCCTCTTTGATCTCCCTAAGATCTATCAGGTTGAAACTCCCAGGCTAATCCCTGGCCCCCTAGTTTCGCCTCAGAAGGGGTTAAAGCCAAATTTATTAATTATAAAACTAGGAGGTTAGCATGGGCTTAGATCAATATGCTTATATAAGAGAAAAACAACACGAACCTGACTTCTACTGGAGAAAACACTCCAAATTACAAGAGTTTATGGAGGATATTTGGTACAAAAAACTAGGTCGTGATGATGAGTTTAACTGCAAAGAGTTGGTTCTTACTAAGGAAATGTTAGAAGAATTACTTGATGCTTTACAAAAAGACAATTTACCAAAATCTGATGGTGGTTTCTTTTATGGTCATCAATTTCAAGATGAATCAGCTAAAGAGTATCATGAACAAGATATTAAATTCTGTAAGGACAGCTTGAAAGCCATAGAGGATGGTATGGAAGTTGTTTATGAATGTTGGTATTAAACGGAGGTTAAAATGTTTTTCTATCTCATTGCTGGCATAGCATCTGCTTGTGCCATATTATTCTTACTTGCTAAAATGAATATCAAAAGAGTTTTATGTTTTGACATTTTAGTAGATATTGGTGCCTCAATCGCATTGATAATCATGTTTGCTGGTACATTTGCAGGCATGATGGCAGGTATTCTTGGTGGTGCAATCATCTCCATTGTACTATTTATACTAAAGAAAACAATGGGTTACGAAAAGCCAATAAGAGAAGGATTCAAGGTTAGATGGGTTAATGTTCCCCCCAGATAATCTTGATAGTGTCATGTTTGGGATAAAACTTCCAAGGCAGTAATGGTTTACAGCCTATCCCTAATCAGCGAAGTTTAGGCACGTTGATGCAGAATCTAGTCGACAAGATGGTATCTGCAACAGAGAGGTGATGCCCCTAATCCTCTCAACCTTTTTAATGTGAATAGCCTTTGGTTTAAAAAAAGCCAAGGGTTATTTGCATTGGGATTGCTAGATCCCATTTTCAACAATCATCTTAACGTAAAGGAGAAACAGATGAACTTAGCACAAATCATGGTCTCAGGTAACATTGGTCAACAACCTGAAATAAAAGACGTAAATGGCACTAAAGTTGCTAACTTTTCCATTGCAGTCAACGAGAACTACAAGACAAAGTCTGGTGAGAAAAAAGAAGTTACTCACTGGTACAGAGTAGAGGCTTGGGATGGCAGTAATGGTTCAGGTCTTGTAACCAACGTCATTGAGAAGTATGCAAAGCAAGGAACAACTGTATTCGTACAGGGTTTTCCTATTGTTGAAACATATGAGAAAGATGGTCAAAAGATGACTGCTTTCAAAATCAAGTTAGCTGGTGTATCTTCTACATTCAGACTACTTAACAGCAAGGATTCAACTAATGGAGAGGCTACTGCTTCACCAAAGGTAGATTCCGTAGCTGATGACGATATTCCGTTCTAGTCTGACAGCTACTAGACGGATAGGGAGGGTGTGTTGCCCTACATCCTCCCACTTCATTTATCAGGAGAACATTATGATATCGCCTCAACATTACGAACAATTTGAAATAGAACCAGTAGAGTTCATAACCCAAAATCGCCTCAACTACTTACAAGGCAACATCATAAAATATATTTTACGATACAAGCAAAAGAATGGTTTAGAAGATTTGGAAAAAGCCAAAACATATTTAGAGTACCTAATAAACTTTGAAAAGGAGGGAAAATGTCTAAAGACTGGAGAGAACAGCTTCAGCTGGAGCAAGAAGAAGAAGAAAGGCTAATCAAAGAGCAAAGTATTGCCGATGGTATAGCCAATTTACATGAAGAAGAAGCATTAAAACGTCATCAGGAGGAAAAAGATGCAATTATTAACTAAAGAAATTAGACAAAGACTAATTAGAAACCATGAACTTCAGAAAGAAGCTGAAAAAAAAGATGGTAGCATTGATTTCAGACCTGTTGTGAAGCTATTTAACCCCATAGGTGGTGCAACGTGGCTCATTACAGAGATGGACAGAGACGAAATGATGTTTGGTCTATGTGACTTAGGTCACGGATTTCCAGAGCTAGGATACGTCTATTTGCCCGAACTAGAAGGTATTAAATTACTTGGTGGTGCATTAGGTATTGAACGTGATAGGCATTTTATAGCCAAAGGCACAATCAGTGAGTATCAAAATGAAGCAACAGCAAATGGAAGGATAGTTGCATAATGTGGGATAAACTAAAAACAATCAAACCTCTATCAAGGAAAGCCAACTGGCTTGGTTGGTTTTGTACTGTGCATATCGCCTCAACAATATTCATTTTAGTATTGTTGCTTGGTATGGGCATCAATCCAACACTAGTGGTTTCAACCATTGCAGCACCCTTATGGATTGCAGTGGCTTTCACATCAAAATATATAACCGATAAAATTATGGAGAAATAAATGTTTATCAAATTAAAATTAGGAGATCTAAGTTTCAAAGTTTCATCAGATAATCATAAAAAGATTATGGACTTTGCTAGTATGTTCTTTGACCCTGAGATAAAGGTTCAAGAAATCAGAAGAGAGCATATCTATATGAAAGATGATGATATAGAAAATATGACTATGGATGAAATAGAAGCCGTAAGAAAATACTGTAAATCAGCAAATATGAGTGACTTTCAAACTTATGAATCACTAAATGATATAACTGTATCTATGTCTGGTGAAGATATTAGTGTTATGACTCATGCTCAGCAGGGTTTGTTAGATCTAATAAATAAATCTGCAAAGAAGCCAAAAATAGTCGCTTCTAAGTAGTTTATAAAAAGGGAGAGGGTGAACATTACAAAACCCTCTCCTGTCAACGTCAACCAAAGGAGTTTATTATGCAAATTGCTTTAAATCAACTAAAACCTAATCCTAAAAATGTTAGAAAAGTACAAGCTGACAATCTTGACAAGCTTATCGCCTCAATCAAGTCCAGGGATTTACTGCACAATCTTGTTGTACAGAAAAATGGTACTGGTTACTGGGTTGTAGATGGTCATAGACGTTTTCAAGCTTTGTGTGAAATACATGGTGCCAAGTCCGACTTCATGGTGGATTGTAAAGTCATTGAAGAAGGTGCAACAGAAGTTGGTGCTATGGCTAACATGATGAGAGAAGGTATGCATCCACTTGATGAAGCTGATGCTATATGGCAGATCGTTCAAGATGGTGAGCATGACTTTGACTCATTAGCTGCTAGCTGGGGTCAAACAAGAAAATGGGTTATGCAACGTGTAGCCTTGTCTGAGTTATCACCTACAGTTAAAGAAGCTTTCAGAAACAAAGAGTTTGGTCTTGGTGTTGCTCAGTTATTTACTAGAGTCAATCACAAAAACCAAGATGATATCTACAAAGACTGTGGTGGTGACTTCAATTACAACTACATAGAAAGAATGATTGGTAACATCAAAGTTCTTCGTGAAGATGTAATCATACCAAAGAACCACAAGCTCTACAAAGAGATTGAGTTCACTGGTGATTTGTTTTCTGACAATCAGTATGTAGCTGATGTACCAAAGCTTATGGCATTACAGAAAGAATATGTAGACCAAAAAGCCAAAGCATTGGATAAAAAATACAAAAGTTGTGTCGTTATTGACTGTCATCCATCAGAAAAGCAGGGCATGATTAAGAATCTTGTACCAGTTTATTCCAATGAGCTTGACAATCTAGACCCTAAAGATATTCAGGTAATCATATCTTATATGCCTGAACGTGGTGATCTGTGGGTACAGAAATACAAAAGCAAGATAGAAATGTCCAAGAAGGAATTAGAGGCTATTGAGAATGGTGAGATACCAGAGCTTACACTAGCTGATATGTCTAATCCTCAAAGAGAACTTACCAATGCTATGTATGAAGATGTGCTTCGTCAGCAGTTTTGGGATCAGGAATCATTCAAGCATCTTGTAACTGATTCAAAACATTATGTGCTTGCTACATTATGCAACCAACTCTTAAATGGCTATACTAATTCCAAGACATACACCAATGTATTTTTCAGCCAAAAAACAGATGGAGAACAATATGATAACTATTTTGTTGAACTTAGGTCACAAATTGACGTATTTTGCAAAGATGATAAACGGTCTAGTTTACAATTTTTCTTATCTAAAACAGAGTCTGATCTCATTGCTATACTTTATAAAGGGATTGTTGCCTCTATGGATCAGAGCCAGATTTTTTCGGCACAGAAAAACATATATGGTACGACTCTTGCCAAAAACTGGTTTCAACCAACAGAGGAATGGCTCAACAAATACAAAATAACACAGTTACGTTTGTTGGCTAGCAAAATCAAATGTGATTTGTTACCAACAGACAACAAGAAAATGGTTATGGACAAGATACTTGCTTCCTTCAAAGATGGTGCAGTATTTGACCCTATACACTTTCTGGAGACTGTTCACTAATTGCAAGGACTGCCGAAAGGTTACAAGCATTAAACGGCCTTATAAGCTGACATTCAGTTCACTTAGGTTGCTAAGTCCTTGCAGTCTTAGGCTTCACGAAACCTTTCAATAGAGTATCTCATGCCCCAGTAGGCTATCAAACTGGCTTCTGCGACACCATCTTGGCTTCGCTTTTCCCATAAGTGGCTATATTTGGGCATGAGTTCTGATGCTCTCATCCTTGTTTGGTCTTTGTCTGCTGTGCAGTTTAGGTCTTTCTTCCATATTTGAGGCCTAACTTCTGTGTAGCTATAGCCACCAGCTACTAATAAACCTAAATAACAACCATAACCTACACCAGTGGCAAATGTACTTACTAGACCTTGTCTTGGCATTGGTTGTTGTTTTTCTATGTAGACATGATCTGGCTCATGTTCCTCTAACAAAGTCATGAGTGTCCACATATCTAGATATCTCTTTGTTTTTGTGTTTGTTTTTAACTCATAAACAGGTGCTTCTTCAGCATAAAGGTCATAGCTAACATTCTTTATAAAAGCTATGCCACCTTTTAGTCCAGGGTCAATTCCTGCAATTATCATTTATCGCCTCCACATTGATTTTACATTTTAGGGCCTCAGCCCAACAATACAAATTGAATGCTGTTGGCTTTCTATTGCCAGTTTCCCACTTAGCGACAAGTCCTGTAGCACAACCAATGATATGGTCTAGTTCATTTTGTGATATTTCAAGCTCATAACGTCTTTCAGTAAATTGCTTAATTAAGCTATCAATCCATTCTTGTTCTTTTGTCATTGCACACCTCATGCAAGTAATGTACTTCAGATAATATAATAAGGCAATAGGGCTTGACTTATAGGCATGATGGATTAATCTAAATAGTTCTTGGAGGAGAAGTATGCAAAACATCTACACTATACCTATAGATTCAAAAACAATGGATCTTGCTGGTTATTTTGTAGGTAATTTAATTACTGTAGATTCCTTAAAAAAGCCAAGACTAGGTGATTGTGTTCTAGTCAATTATAAAAATAAGATAATATTGATGGAATACAGAACTCCTTATTTGGTACCAAGATCATCAGATAAAACTCAAAAGGTATTAGATGTGGGATTGGTTGATATAATAGGAGTTGTCATTAACTAACAGAACGAGGTGCAACATGTTCAAAAAAGATTTATTCAAATGGCTTGCAACTGAGATTGCTCCCATGATCTACCCATCAGACATGGAAGAGTTTGCTAACAAAGTAAAAGCCAAGTCAAAAAATTCAAGATTTGATAGAGAAAAGTTTCTTGAGGTAGCTAGGTTATCTTGGGAAGGTAGGAACAGTCCTTATGCACAAGAAGACTGGCTATCAAATGATCTAGATAAACAATATCAGGAGGGCAAAAGAAATGGTTCTAACACAAAAGCAGCTTAGTGAACGTAAAAATTTTATTGGTTCATCTGAAGCTAAAATTATTGCCGATGGTTCACACGATGCATGGGCAAAGCTTATCTCAGAGAAAAAAGGTGAGCAAAAAAAATTATTTACAAAACAAACCCAGTTTCTAATGGATACTGGTTCTTATCTTGAGTCATACATATTGGATACATTTGCATCTACAGCTAAGATAAAGATAGGCATGAGAGGCTCTGGTCGTACACTTGACTACCATAATGTTCCTATTCATTCTACTTATGACGCAGTAGCTTCTGATGGCATACCAGTAGAGGCAAAGTTTCATTCTGGCTTTATGTCTATGGATGAAATATGTGATATGTATGGCCCACAGTGCCAGCATCATATGCATACTTCTGCTAAAGATTATTGCTATGTTGCTGTGTTATTCGGTGTACATTGCAGGTTTGAGTACAGGAGAGTAGAAAGAGATCAATCCTGGCTAAATATGTACCTAGATCAATGTAAGCAATTTTGGAATTGGTATACTAAGAACATTGTTCCTGATTCATTCAGCATCTTGCCACCAGTAGATTGGACAGATCAAATAACTATCAATATGTCTGATTTAGACTGCTGGGATAGCCAAATGCAAGCTGATATGAATCTACATGCACAAGATATAATTGAGGCATCCAAGGCTACTAAAATAGCTGACAAAGCCAAATCTGAAATTAAACACTATTTACCTCACAACTGTCGCAAAATGGTTTTGGACTTGTCAGGTAATTTAAACGGGGATAAGATTGTCGTTACCCGAAGCAAAAACGACAAAATAACTTTAACATATCAGCCAAGAAAGGAAGATAAAAATGGCATCTAAAAACTCAGCTAAATCGGTATGGGAAACATTGTCAGCAATAGACGTATCCAATCATATTGAGAAAAAAGGTAACTTCAGTTATGTATCATGGGCATGGGCATGGGCTTTGGTAAAACAAAACTATCCTACTGCTACATTTGAAAAGCATACATTTACTGATAACCAAAACAATATACTGCCTTTTATGAGAGACTCACTGACATATACTTATGTATCATGTTCTGTTACCATTGACGGCATCACTCAGTCAGAGATATATCCAGTTCTAGGTAACAGGAATGAACCTCTAAAAGCAGCTACGTCTTTTCAGGTCAATACAGCACATCAAAGATGTCTTGTAAAATGTCTTGCTTATCACGGCTTAGGTACATCTGTTTATGCAGGTGAAGATTTACCTGTCATGCAAAATGACTATGAGATCAAGAAAGCTGAGAAAGAACTCAAAGACCACAACAACTATCAACGTATTGATGGTCTATTGGAAGAATGTAAAACCAAAGACGATCTTATTGCAGTTTGGAAGTCAGAAGCACCAGTCATCAACGACATGGGCAACAAACTTGTAACCAAATTACAAGGTCATTACAAAACTTATCTAAACAATATTAAGTCATCTGCTGCTTAATATTTATCAAGTGATCTAGGTTATATTTTACAACTTAGATCACTTACATTATATAAGTATCTATGTACGAAGATACTCCTGATACGATTGCTCAAGAAATAAAAAAGATATTATCTGAAATGCAATCCAATAATCTATATCTTGATGAAGATAATGAATATGAATTTATATTCTACATTGATGGTATTCCTGTTTGCCTAAGCATACTTATCAAATGTAAAACTGATTACCTTGTACAGTTATCAGAAGAAGTAATGATGGGTAAAAAACAAAAGCCAATTAAAAAATATACAAATAATATTTATAATATTACAGATTATAAACATCTTAGAAAAAAGCCTGCCCAACAATAGTGGGGAGACACTCATAAAAAAAGACTCAAATGATAGGCGATCTACCACTTTGAGCCTTTTTTACCCCACTACTGCCGAGCTTGGCAATGTTCTAAATAATAAACATAATTTTAATTTATTGTCAATGTGAATAGATAAATAAAGGGACAGATTTAATGTTAAATCCATCCCTTCCAAGGTGCAATTTTACATTACTTGAATTAATAAATAGGAGGTATTCACATGATAGACTTTAATTACTGCAAAGAATGTGGGCAAAAACTAAAAGATGTTAAAATAAAAAGAACCAAACCTTTATCTTGCTCTAATTGCAAAGGTAATTCACAAAATTATGCCTTTAGACAAATCATGAAAGAATGTGCAGAGATGTCACAACCAGAAGAAGGTAGGTTTGAAGACATAGAACATGACCCAGAAGAAAGAATTATGATGAAATCAAAGCCAACAAATCATACAGGAGTAAGAAGTAGCTTAGGTACTCTCTAACATTTCTAATGCCGTCTTTCTTGTTTCATAGCATCGTCTATCCCAACCTTTACCAAAGGTTTCATAGTGTTTTAATGTTCTGTAAAAGGATGATCTTTGAGACGTGAATACCTCAATAACACCTTTAATAGATGTAGGATAATTATCTATAGCCTCTAATGTTCCTGAACCTATGATTCCATCTATAGCAGTAGCCAAAAAACCTTGAAGTGTTCTAGCTGCTCTTGAGACACCAGCATTAACGGCAAAATCAAAGACACACCAATCCAACCCACTTGGTAAATCATCGCCTCTGATTTTATCCCAGTATTTTCTTTTGTATATTTCAGCTACTGCATCTAATGGCATATCTTTTACTTCTTCTTTAGTACATGAACGGCCAAGATATGTCTCATATACTTTCTTTGTGATACCATAATTAGTAGCTCCCCCAGGATCTTGTGGGTGATCTACATATCCACCTTCATGTTTTAATACTAACTCTAGTGCTTTCTCAAAATTTTCTTTCATTGTTTTAACTTTGCTATTGATTTAAGACCAAATGAAGCTGCGATTGATGCCAGTATTCCATAACTAAGCCAATCAGGGCAGTCTTCCCTAAGAAATTTAAAACCATCAGATATATATGGTTGTAGTGCAGGAATAAAACAAGCAAATATAAGTGCTATAAAACATATAGTCCATGCTTCATCTTTCCAGCTACTAGCAGATGCATCCATTGCTTTGTCTTCCCAGGTACCATCTTGCTCAACACGTTTGACTTGTGCTTGTACCTTTGCAACTTCTAATTGTTGCTTTGCTTTGGCTTTCTCCTGTTTGCCTTCAAGCCATGTCGTAGCTATGCTAGTCAATGGCCCTAAAAATTGTATCATTACTTATCTCCCTTATGTTCATGACCCATCCATATACCAAAGACACCTGTCATAACACCCATTACAACTGAGACAAATGCTGACTGAGATGCTGTTGGATCTTGCAAATCCATAAACCACTCAGCACACCTCCATGACATAACTGTACTAGCAAGCATCATACATCTTGGAAGTATTTTCCAACGTAAAAACTGTTCAACAGATACCATTAGTATACCCTCACTTTCTTAGTATCTACAAAAGGAATCAATTTGCAAATACATTCATACTTTTGTGGTTCGTTTTCCTTTATATAACTTTGATTATTAAGTTTGTCTCTATAATCTATACAGTAGTTGACATTCTCAAAGTAAATACCACCTGAGGCTATTCCATTTAGAGTACATGCAAGCATAAAGGCTGTCATATTATACCTTTTTTCTTGGCTATTATTGCTAATACAGTAATAACACCTGCTAACATTCCAGCAATAAGAATAGCTAGTATTACCTTTAATACTGTTTCTTTAATCTTTTCTTTACGTTTTTCCGCATCAATCTTAGCTTGCCTTCTATTCTTCCTAGCTTCTGCACAGAAAGCAACATAGTCATTGTATAGACCTGCTCTGCCGTATAGCTGCATGAACTCTCTAAGTTGATCGTTCTTGACTCTGATCTCTTCCAAAGCCATAAACTCTTCTAGGTCATTGTCTGTTTTACCTAGAAAGTTAGTCCAAATACTGTTCTTTTTTTTGTGTAAATCTTGTTTGAGTTGTTCTTCTGCACTTACAAAGTTAGCGATTGCAGCACCTGCTGAAGATAATTCTTTGCCATTTTGTATAGTTTGTTTAATTATTGCAAAGGCAGAATTGGCAACCACTAGCATTTCAAGCATAGTGTCACCTCAATAGTAAACCTGCCATCATAACAATCATAGTACCTGCTGTACCAATCATAATATGTTCAATACGTTTGATGCGTAAAATAGTTTCTTTCCACCTCTCAGCACAGACAGCTTCATGCGTATCTATCTGTGCTTTTACATCACTAGCCTTAACCATTGAAAACCTCTTCTTCTTTATCTTCAGTCTTCAAAGACTGTATCAATGAATTAGTAAAAGCATTTTGAGCTACAGTTATTTGATCTAGTTGAAATCTAAGGTTAGCACTCTTTGTTTGTAGGTCTTTGATCTGATTAATCCAGTAAGTCTGATCCTGACTCATGTCATCAGCATTATACTCTTTGCCATCAATAGTGATTACGTTTGATTGTTCAGCCATTACCAAGATACTCCACTTGCTGTTGTTGGATTTGCTTTTGCATCTATCTGACTAGCAATACCTGCTTCTATTGATGCTACTTCATCTGCACCAAGTGCATCTTTAGCCCATCCAATAGCCTGTGTCTCTGTGATATCTGCATATGGTGTTGGTGTACCTACAAGTGTTACACCGACTGTGCCATAAGCTGACCCTGTGTTACCATCTGAGTCTTCATCAGATGCTCTCCAGTGCAAGATAGTCACAATATCTGTGTTATCTCCCTGCACTAAGTCTCTTTCCATATTTGCGATTGTCCAAGTTACTGCCATTTTATTCTCCATTTTCTAAGGCTGTTATTCTAGCTTCTAATTCTTGTATTGTCTTCACTAGTAAAGGTACAAGTTTACTTTGGTCTATACCTTGATAGACAGGGTTGCCATCAGCATCTACTTCATTGTGTGTGCCAGTAATTGCTTCAGGTACAACTGATTGAACTTCATGTGCTAAGAAACCATCTACTGTTGTATCTGCATCTGCTATGAAGTTAAATCTTTTTGGCTGTAGTTGCTTGAGCCTTGTTGTGGCATCTGTCATCTCAACCACGTTTTCTTTTAATCTGTGGTCTGATGAGGTGTTATATGATGTTGATGAACCACTAGTGCTAATAGTGCCTACAACACTATTAATATTTTTAAAACATATATGGTGCATTGTAGATGAGCTATCTTTATTTGTTACAATAGCATAAGCATTAGCATCAGTAGAACTTGCATTAAAATAAGCACAACCAATAGAGCCAACATTTAAATATGGGTTTGTACTCGAATTAAATCTGTATATTTTAAAAGAACCTGAAGTATGATGATTTATCTCACCTGCACTACCACCTTCTAAAACAATACTCATTGCTTCTGTAAGTGCGTTTGTTCCTGTGCTTGGTCCACCACCATATAAAAATCTTAAACGGCTTGAGCCTGCTGAACCAGTAATATCCACACCTGCTGTACCTGATGATGAATTTTCAAGTATCAAAGACGCAGTAACTTGACCACTTGTACCAGAGCCTTGAATATGGGTTTTAGCAACTGGGTTTGACTCACCAATACCAACATTACCTGCTGATGTTATACGCATACGTTCTGTAGATGCTGTATAAAACTGCATGGCTCTTGAAATGCCGTCATCATAGGTTATTCTACCATCTGCATTAGTGCTATTACCACTAAATGCAATACCACCTACAGTGCCATTAGGTTTAAGGATGTTGAAAAAATTAGCTCCATCACTTTCAAGAGTTAAATGTGCAGAACTATTTGGAGTTATACCAGAGTTACCTTCGTAAATATGAAGTAGTCTATCAGGACTACTCGTACCAATACCCAATCGCTCAGCACTAGAATCCCAAAATAGCTTTGCTGTTGTGCCTGTGTCTTCGTAGAAGCTGATGTCTCCTGTTTCCTCAACTCTTAATAGTTTATGTGTTGAAGATGTTGTGCCAGAGTGAATTTGAAATGAAGCAGTGCTTTGGTCTTCGTTGGTGTCTAAAAAGGTATTTACATTACCAGAGGAAGCTAAAATAAGATTTTCACCTACAGATGTTGCAATCTCTAAATTATCAGAGCCATCATCGCCAATAGTATGACTATCACCAAAAGTAATGTTACCTGTTACGTCAATGCCTGTTGAGGTGGTAGCTAGTTTCTGTGAGTTGTTGTAATAAATCTTTACATCACCACCAGTAGTTCCTTTAAGGATATCTTGACCTGCCGTTGTTCCTAAGAGAAGTTCATTAGAACCTCTAAGAATTAAATTACCAGTACCCTCATCTGACACATAACTATGTGTACCATTATGAAAAATCTGTAAGTCAGACCCTGCACCAAATATGGCTTTATCGTTATCACCTAAATTTAAGTTAGCAGATAGATTAACCTCACCTGTTACATCAAGAGTACCACTGAGGTCTGCATCAGTGACTATCTTGGATATGTCTTTTGCTCTTGTCATGCTATACCTCTTGTGATGCTAAGTGTGCTGCATATGCTGTCTTGATTGCTTCTGTATGTACTACATTGCATATTGCTTGTATTTCTGCACTCTCATTGGCTAAGTCATCTGCACTTATATCAGGTGCAACAACGTGCCTTGAGAAGCTACGACTTATCTCTGTGCCATCTCTCTTGATGACTGTGGCAGTTCTTACTTGAACGTGCTTGAACTCACCTACGATTTCTATTTTGTCTTGTATTGTCTCTTCTGTTAAAGCCATTTTTATCTCCTTTTGGTTAATGGACTGACTACCCTATGTCCAATAGGGTTATTATGAAGCTGTTTGATAAACCCCTTGAAATAAAATTGTTTTAGCTGAAAATGAACTAGTTGCTAAAATTGAACCACTAAGATTATGGAAATTTGCAGCTTGTGTACCACCACTCATCAAAAATGTAAAATTATTATCGCCTTTATTATTGTATCCAATAACAAAACCACCTCTAAATTGATTACCACCTCTACAAGCAAAAGGAAAACCATCAATTTCAGCATTACTGGAACTGCTTGTTGTAGGAAAGCCAAGAATAGCTGAAACATAAACTAAATTACCTACCTTAGTATAAGTTCCTGATGCAGCAGTTAAAGTAACTCCGCTTGCTGTAGCATTAGCTGTCCAAGTTCCCTCTTCATAGTCATCCAAAAGATTAACTGAACTAGTGCCACCTAAGTATACACCACCTGATAGGTAGAGGTCTTTGAATCTGTCTGAAACACCACCTAAATCAATAGCACCATCTCTAGCTCCATTAGTAGATGTATTCCACGGACTTATAAAATCAGATGTGGCATGAAAACGTAATCCTGTGTCACCTGTGCCTATTGTTAATCTACTTGTGGTTACACCAATACTTCCTACAGTAGTGTTGTCTTTTCTAAACTCAGCAATAACACCATCAGATGTTCTTCTATTAAGATACAAAGCCTGTCCTGCGTTTCTAGTACTAGCTAAATAATTAGAACCACCATTAAAAACAACTCCATCATCAGCAACAGAATAAGAGGTTTTACCCAACAACACGTTGCCATCGCCGTCTATTCTCATGCTTTCTGAAGTATTGGTTGTAAAACGCATACTATTATCTGTATGGTCATATAATAAACGACCTATATTTGTGTCAGCAGTATCACCAAAATCTACTCCAGATGTACTGTTTGTATCAGAAACAAGTCTCATTATTGCAGATGTGTCTCTAACGTGAAGTATTGTTTCAGGACTCACAGTTCCCACACCAACCCTATTGTTAGCTGAGTCTACAAAAAGTGTGTTTGTGTCTACTGTTAGGTCACCTGACATTGTAAGGTTAGTTATACCTGTGTAAGCACCAGTTATCCTTGCATCAGGCACTGTGCCACTGTCTAGGTTATCTGCGTTTAAACTAGCTACACTGAATGTACCATAGCCAACTATGTCTACCTCATCTCCATCAGCTAGAGCTTCTGCAAAAGTTACTGTGTCTCCACTAGTTACTGTAACGTCTGCTGTAGACATACGCACACCATTGACATACACATCTACATAACCTGCATCATATGTTAATGTATTACCATTAGCATCTGCTCCAGTTACACTTGTTGGTGTACCTGATATGTCATAGTGGTATCTTTGCGATGTACCATTAATAGAGCTACCTGCGTTCTGCCATCCACTTGCACCATATACTTTTAATGTATCTGATGTAGTATCAAAGTATAAGTCACCTAAGTCTAGTGATGTGGTTGGTGCAGAAGCTGAGATACGATAGACTTCACCAAAGTTATTTACTGAAGCAAGATTGCTTGCCACTGTATTTACATTGGCTATAGAACCTGCAACAGAATTGACATTTGATATACTTCCTGCCACAAGGCCAATATCAGTTGCATCATTTGCAACAGTATTTATTGCAGTACTATCACCTGCCACTGTTGATACATCAGA